CGAATCTCCCGCGTCTCCTTCCCGACGCCTGGCGCCGCGATCTGGCCGCCGCTCCCACCGCCCCACCATCAGCAGGCTAGCAAGCCCACCGCAAAAAGCCCGCCTGTGGTTCGCGGAACGGACACCCGACGTTCAGCACAGCCGCCACACGCCGGAATCCCGATGGCCTTGGTCAGGGCTTCGATGCGATTGCCGATCAGCGTGCGATCAGGCGGGCAGTCGAACTCTATCTGATCCGTCTGCGACACGAAGCCGCAGTTCTTACAGCGAAACGGGCAGCCGTCACCGTGCATCGACTCGAATTGACACTTATCCGCCATTGACCGTATCCAGGTAGTGATCGTTGAGCCGCCGAAGCCAGTCTTCGCCGTCTGTTAGGTAATTGGAAATCGTCCATTCGCGGCGACGGACGTTCGGGTAATCGGTCGCCAGCCAACTGAGGAAGTTGGTTCTCACGCTGGATGGCCACTGAGCAATCGTGATGCTGCCGCTGTTGTCCACGTCGAACAGAAACACGGCTTCGTGGTTCTTGTCGCGCACCCCTCCCGGTTCATTCGCGGGCGGAAAGTGCTTGTCGTAGAGCGTCTCGAACAAGTCCTTCAAGTCTTGCAGCGTGATCCGCGCATTCGATGCCGTGCCACTGAGCCGAAACTCCATTGCCCCGAAACTGTCGGTTGGGTCGGGTTCACCGTCCGGCACCACGGCCAGCTTCGTCCCGGCCCAATAGGCATATCGCCCGATGATTTCAGACGCAGCCAACGGCCACGCGCCACCGTGGGCATCGACGGAATCAATCACTAGCTGCCGGTCAGCGGTGTACTTGGCAATGTCGATGGGCAGCGGCGCACGCACCGACCAGCCGTCAGGCGGGTTGAATGGCGGCGAACAAGCGACCGGGCCGCAGGGGAAAACGCCAGGTGGCCAGCACCCGGCAGCGTCTTCAAAGTTGCAAAGCTGCGTGTAATTCACGCTGCTATCGACGGTTGAAATCGCGATGATTGGCTTGCCGCAGCAACAGTTGAACAGCATCTAGCACTCCGCTGCAATGAGATAATACGCGGTGTCGATCAGCACGTAGGCCACCCACTTGCCGCTTCCGACGTTGCCGAAGCGATTCTTCACGGTGTCATTGATACCGGTGTCGGTCTCGCTGCCACCTTCGTAGCGGCTCACCGTGCCCGAACTGCCTTTGTTGATCGCCGCATCGGTCTTGCCCAGATGAATGGCAAGGCCACCCGTCACATGACGGCGGCGATTTCCGGGCTTGTTGCGTGGCAGTCGTTCGACGTAGTTCACCGCACCAGAGATACGGGCAACGTCAGCCGGGGAGAATCCAAGCATTACTGGGGTTCTTCCCGAAGCGTGGTGGTGACAAGCAGTCCGCTGGCTTGGCTGCCAGCCGCACCGGCTACGGTGACGACGACTTGCAGCAAGTCGCCATCGACCAGCGTGGGATTCGATACCGTGGCGTTCACTACCGTGCGGGCCGTGGTGGCATCATCCAACGAGATAGGGGCACTGAGGATCGTGGCAAATGCGCCGCCACCCGTACTCTTTTGCAGGTCAATGGTCACGGTTCGGTCAGCGCCCGTGGCGGGCGTGGTCGTGATCGCCTCGAAGCTGACGACGGTGCCAACAGCGCGCAGGATGTGGAGCAGCGTGGTGGCATTCGCCACGGTCGATGCTTGCTGAACGGTCAGCGGGAATTGATGAACCACCTTCGTGGCTTCGATTCCGGCAGCGCCTTGGATGGTGGCGTTGCCGACGCTGGCCGCAGGCAGCGTGAATGTCTTGCAAGACAAGTGACCGGCAACATGCAGGTCGTTTTGAATCAGATCTTGAGCCATTAGAAACCAAAGGCGCTAAAAGCGCGTTCCTTATAGACTGTGAACGATAGAAACTGGACGCTATCCGGGCCGGGGTTATCCAGCCGCGAGCCGCCACTGAGCGGCACCGGGTCCGTAACGTGGGAGCCGGGAATCGCATTGCCAGCGGTGTCGTACTCTTTGATTGGGACAGGCTTGCCGCTGACCTTCTCGTAGCGACCTTGATCGAGAACAGACAGCGCCCACCCTTCTCGCCTGAACGCAAATTCATAGGTCACACGCCAGAAGAACACATCGTTCTCCGTGGCCGAACTGGCTTGGATCATGGCGACCTTGGCTTGTCCGGGTGAGAAGCCAAGGAAGGCGTCACTGTTTACAGCGTCCTGATAGTCGATAGCCAGCGACGGATTGAATGACGCTTCGTTCCGCGTGATCGTCAGCACGGGGCGTGAATCATCAACTTCGAGGGGCGGGTCGAAGTATTGACCAGCCGAGTTGACGATGGCTTTCCCGTTGTTGTCTTTCCAGGCGACGCGCGTGTAAGGCGCAGCGGACCAAGAGATTTCCGGCGCACGTTCGAGCGGGTTTTCCTGCTCATCTTCCGTGGTTGACGAATACTCAACCCGAACTTCCCACACTTTGGGATTGTCAGATTGACTCGGCGTGATGCTTTTGACTCTCGCGCCCGGATCAATCTCGGTGTCGGTGGCGTAGATGCTGCCACGCACTGGAATTCCAGGCGCTTGGCGAACATACAGCGGACCATCGAGAGCGCTATCGGTGATGACTTGAAAGGTGCGCGTATAGCTACGCTCACCCTTCTCGTTGACAGTGCCCGTACGGCCACTGCTAACTTCGCGGACAGAGATAATCATGTTGATGGCGCAGAGCGTGCGCAGAGAATTGCCTTGCGGCGGGTTTAGAGAGTGCCGACCCGGACATTGGCCGCAAGCTCGCGCTGAACTTTCAGCATCTCTTCATTGAGCTTCGCTACGCGGTCGATGGGTTTGGCCACCGGGCCGAACGATGCGGAGAAGGCGGCAGCGGTGCCACGTTCGAGAGCAGCCGGACGATTGGTGCCGGTGTCTGCTTGTTGCTGCTGCGTTGAGACGAAGTCCTTCTGAGCTTGCAACTTGGCCAGCAAGGCTTCGTTGCCGCTCAGGAGTCCGTTTTGCAGGTCTTGCGGGGTTTTGGCGGTCAATTCGCCGATGCGCTTCATTTCCGCTTGGAACTTTTGCAGCGGTGATTGCAGCGAATCGCGCACCTGCTGGGCATCGCCGAGACGTTTCTTCTCGCCTTCGCGGCGAGTGAGTTCGTCCGACAAGCCTTGCGCCTGTGCGAGCTTCGATGGGTCGGCACCATCGCGGCGTAGCTTCTCGATTTCAGCGGCGCGACCTTCCAGGCCAAAGAGCGCGATTTGCTCTTTGTACTTGGCGATGAGCTTCGACACGCCGTCAGCCGATTCATCGAACGACTCTTTCAGACCGCGATTCTCTTTCGCTGCCTTGGCCGTAGCCTCAGCCGCTTGCTGAGCGCCGCTGCGCAGGTTGTCGAAGAATGCGATGACCTTCTCGCCCGATGAAGGGGCGATCAGGGCATCTTGGAAATCTCGGCCAATCTGGTCGGCGGTCTGATGCAGACTACGGTTGACATCTTCAATGAAGCTGATGTCAACCTTTTGCCCCAGCTTCTCTCCGACCCACGCGATGCCCTTGGCAATTCCCACCCACAGGTCGCTTTGAAGCGCGAGCCCCTTGGTGACCAGATATTGCAGGCCGCGAAAGCCCATCGCCAGCACGTCGAACATATCGGCGACGAACGCAATGGATTTGGCGATAACTTCAAAGCTGGTGCTGACCACCGTGCCGATGAAGTTGCCTTGCGTGGCAAAGTTCAGAAGCTGCGTGGCAGCGTATTCGATGAAGGGGGAAAGCTCAACCGCAACGCGATTTGCGATGCCGCCAATGACCTTCCACATCTTATCGAGTGCGTCATTGGCAGCGCCGACGGCGGCGGCATCCGTGTCGCTGATCGTATTTCCAAGGCGGTCTGATTCTTCCATCAGGCCGCGAATGGCATCGCCACCCGTGTTGAAGGTGTTGATAAGTCCTTCACCTTGCTTGCCGAAGATGGCCAGCGAAGCGGCAGCTTTATCAGATGGTGATTCAAGCTTGCCGATACCATCTGCGATTTGCACGAACGCTTCAGCCGGGTCGAGGTCTTTCAAGTCTGAAACTCTGAGACCGATTCCCTCAAGCGACTCGGCGAACTCAGTGCCACCCTTGCCAAGGTTAGCATTGAGCTTGCCCAACGCGGGCGCGACCGACTCGGCTTCTGAGCCGGTAAGCTGCGCGGCGTATTGCAGGCGCGACAGGGCTTCCGTGCTCACTCCAATGCGGCCAGCCAGGTCTCCGGTAGCGTCGATGGTGTCCATCGCACCGCTGACCATCGACTGAAAGCCCGCAGCCAGAGCACCAGCGCCCAGCGCCGCGCCGATGCCAGCAATCGCCACGCCCAAGCCGGGAATAGCGCTGGCCGCAGACGAGACCCCGGAAGCCAAACTGGCGACCGTTTCTTTCGCTTTCTTCGCACCAGCCGAAAAAGCGGCGGTGCTCATGCCCAGATTTACATTGAGTGAGCCGATTGTGGCCATTATTTGCTCGCGAGGATGCGAAAGATGGCGAGCATCTGCTCACCCGTTTGCCGCTTTTGGGGTGGTTTGACCGGCAGGAAGTCCTGCGGCTTGAAGGTTCCGCCGTTCTTCTTTCCGCCCGCGCCGTTACCGACCATCGCGCAGATATAAGAAGTCTGCTGCCAATCGTTGCCGAAGGGTTCGTGGCGGTAAGCGGCCATCCATTCGGTGAGTTCAGGCGATGAGATGTCGTCGAGAAGAGCCTCAACGGTCTTGCCCAGATGACCGGCCAGCAGAAAGTAAAAGCGGCGTTCGGGCCGGTCCGCTAGTTTTTTACGAGTTCGTCCTGATCTTGCTTGCTCAGCCGATTCAAACGAATCGCGACATCAAAGATGTCGGAAAGTGGTCCGGCAGCTTTGTCGCCGAGCCATTCGGCATCGCCATCGGTGAAGACGCGCTTGCCGTCAGCATCGTGAATCGCACGCACGGCCAGGGATGCCCGCACATTGGCAAGGTCTCCCTTGCGTTGCAGGCATTGCGACTCCCACGAATCGCGATCTTTGCCGCTCATCGTGCCGACCCACACTCCATGCTTGGCAGGGTCAAAGGTCTCGCCTTCGGGTGTCCAGCTTTGCACTGGCACCCACTCTCGCGGGCGATCTTGCGCACCGCGAATCTGTTCTTTGGTCAACATGCTGGTTTGATCCTAGAAATTAGAGAGTGATGACCACGGGGCCGGTGAGCTTCACCGAGAGACTGGCGGTCACGACGTTGTCCACCGCGACTTCATCCCAGCTAAAGCCGGTCACGATTCCATCGAAGCCGACTGTGGCTGCGCCGGTGTCGGTGAACAGAACCTTCCACGACTCAACGGCACCACCTTGAAAGGCAGTCCAGAGCGCGGCGTGCGTGGTTGCGGAAGCGTCCCATTCGATGGTGAAATCAATCGAGCCACCGTCCGGGATGGTCGAGATATACTCGCGCCACGTAGACAGTAAGTGAGTGGTTTCAACGGTCCCCATTTCCATTGAGGGTGGGGTGATGCTGACGACTTGCGCCAGATCGGTGAAGACGGTTGCGATTTCAAGCTGCAACTTCGTCCCTTTGCCAGCGGTATACGCCATTGGCCAGAGTTCCTTTTGAGGCTGTGCGCGAGAGTCGCGCGAAGAAGGCGCTTGCGCGCCGAATTAAGAGAAAGTCGGAATCGACTCGTCGTATCTCAGACGGTATTTCAGAGTGATGCGATAGATGCCGTTGTCGCTGCCGTCCTGGGGCACCTCAAAGGCGTCTACTTCATCGTCGAGAATCACCGCACGAACGTTGACGCTGCCCATCGTGCCGCTGAAGCCTTGCATCTTTTGACGCACTGCTTCGGCAAGTTGGTCGGCGGCTTCGTAACTATCGGCCCAGCAGTCCAGTTCAAAGACCGGAATCGCGGAGCCCGTCGCTTGTTTCAAGTTGTGGTCATGGCCACCCGTGGTGCGCGCATACGTGATGGCGGGACGGGCGGCAGACTGAGGCAGAACAAGCGGAAAGATGCGCGTGCCAACTTGGCTCGCGAGGTTGGTGGCCAGATACTGGCGCAAACTAGAACGGATCATGCTGCGTCTTTAATGCCCTGCCGCATAGAGTCGGCGATGGCCTTGGCTGCCGCTTCCTTTTTGTCATCAAAGGCGGGGCCAAGGTAGGGTTTGGCGGGGATAACCTTGCGGTTATCGAGCTTGCGAGAGCCTGCTTTGTGGCCGAACTCAAGGAACCCGCCGTAATAGGTCTCGCCCTTGTAGTCACCGGATGCCGTTTGCACGACGAAGCGAACGGTGCCCTTCTTGCGCTTCCCGGCGCGAACCTTGAGGCTCTTTTTCAGAGTGCCGGTTTGCTTCGGTGCGGCAGCTTTGGCTGCGGTGAGAATGATCTTCGCGCCAGCGCGAAGCGCTTTTGTAACGATCTTTTTCGACACCTTGGCATCGAGTGCTTTCAGCTTGCGTTCCAGGGCAGGGCCACCTTCTAAAGTGACACGTCCCTTCACACGGTCTCCTTGCAGAGCAATTCAAGCATCACACCGCGTTCGTCGGCGTTGATGACCGACCCGACGTGGAAGATGCGACACCCGAAAACGACACGCATTTGTGGGCCGATGCAGGGAACGTAGCGAACTACGATGCGATGTGAGACATCGGCTTGCACCTGTTGAGCGGCGAAGAACTCGCGCGCTGACAGCGGGGTGATGGACGCATCGCAGGTGGCCACGCGATGCCAGGTTGTTTCGGTCTCGCCGTATTCGTTTTGTCGTTCGAGCGGCTGTTGGATTTCCACTAGATGCCGTAGGGAGCCAGCTTTCACAGCGTCCCCCATTGCTCGGACATCAGCAGCGATTCCACGGCCATCGGCACTTCGGTCAGACTGCCTTCGGTGACGGCTTCGCGGTGCTCGTAGTAGTGAGCGGCAAGCATCTTGATGGCGGTGGTGATCGTGGCGGGCACGGTGTCGTAACCGGCAACGAATGTGACCTTCACCGCAGCGGGTTGGTTGCGGGTGGTGGGCCAGCAAGTGACCGGCACGATGCGACCGGGTTCGGTTGCAGAATCGACGTAGTAGCTTTCAGGCGCGACCGTCTGAGTTGTGCCATTGCCATCGACATACGTGATGCTGGTCACTGATTGCAGCGGCGGCAGCGGCAGTCTGATTTCAGCGGGGAAGCAGTCGAGCGAAATCCGCCAAGTTGCGGGCATCAGTTGCCGACGCAGGAACGTCTCGCTGTACTGACGCGCGGCGGTGACGAAAGCAGAGATAGTCGTGTCTTCATCTTCGCGCGAGATGCGCGCGTGCTGTTTCATTTCGGCGAGGCTCACCGGCTCATTTGTCGGTGGCGTCGCCAGTTCCAGGCCGTAGCGTGTCATGCTTCTTTCGTTTCAGAGAGGCAGTCTCGGTGGTGCGCGTAGCAATCCCCGAATCCAGCCAAGCGGCAGCCATTTCGGCGGGAATGTGAGTGCCAACGTCAATGAGTTGGCCAGGGGCGAAGGACCAGTCAGCCGAAGCGATGCTGGTCTCGATGCGAACTTGCATGAAGTATCAAAGTATCAGGAGTTGAATGAACGTTCCCTGCGCCACGACGGGCGCAGGGAACTCAAACCAGCAGACTATTAAGACGCGCTGTTGGCGTAGTGTTTCACGGGGTTGGTGCCCGCATCGAGCAAGTCACCATCGTGGCGCGAGAACGCGAGGAAGCCGACCTGATGCAGTTCGCCGTATCGTTCATTCAAGCGAACAAGCTGAATGTCGCTCACATCGCGAATCAAATAGCGGCTTACGTCGCCGAAGAGAATCGACTTAGCACTCGCGGCCATGACCGGCATGGATTGGTTCACAACGAACCGATGTCCGAGGATGGTGTCCGGGTCAGCGCTGGCGAGACCAGCCGACCAGAGCGGACGACCTTGCGAATCGACCAGCTTCTTAATCGCTTTGAGCGTGGTGTCATGCAGCATCCAAACCGCATTGCTGCGGTAGGCTGGGTCCACGCTGTGCATCAGGTCAACCAAGTCAGCGTAAGTAACGCTGGTTGTTTGCCCATTTGCACCTGTCTTCCCAGCGGTCGAGGCAGTCACAATGCCGTTCGGCTTGCTGCTACCGTCACCCGTGGTGAAGTGGTCGTTCGTGATACGACCGATTCGTTCGCCAAGAGCACGACCAAGATACTCTTCGAGATTAAAGGCACTATCGGCGAGAAGCTCGACAGAAACTTTCACTAGCTTTGAACTGTACTTGAAAGCATTAAAGATCACCTGTCCCCAAGCGACATCTTGCTCCGACGCAGCGGTGTTCTCAGCGAGAATGGCACCTTTGTTCGAGGTATCATTGACGGTGGGAAATGGCAAGTCGCTGCCGCTGTCAGTCCGAAGTACAGTCGCGTTTTCACGCATGGCACCGAAGGTCAGCAAAGCCTCTTCAAGCGTGCGCTGGAATCCTTGCGGAACTGTGTAGCCACCGGCACTGCCGGTGAGCGACAACGCGCGAGCTTCAGCGCGATTGCGCGGGGCAGTGTTTGCCAACCGCATTCGGAGTTCGCCACGGTTCAGGTCGATACCGCAGCGGTTGGCGAGATTGCGTTGCTCACCGCTCACGTTTTGGACACCGCTCATCAGCCAGGTCTTGAGGGCTTGGCTGCGTTGTTCGCCGGTCGGCTCGCCGGGCTGGGCTTCGCGCTCAACCTCTTCGAGGTCAGCGCTGGCAACGTCTTGTCGCTCGATGGCGTCAATAGTCGCCTTGAGCGCATCGACTTCGGCGTGAATCTTATCGAACTGAGTCTGCTCTTCGGCAGTCAGGGCGCGAGCTTCAGCCGTGGCTTTGTTTAGATAGGCTTCGGCTTGCTTGGCGAGGGCGGCGCGCTTTTCGCGCAGGGTCTTAGGATTGATGCTGGGCATCAAGGATACTCCAAGAGAATGGAAAGAGAGCGGCAGAAAGGCCGCAGAACGGAGCGCGGAAGATTGGCGGCTTTGGCCACCGGGCATCGCGCTAGAGAGTGCTGACCGCTAAGGGCGTGAGTTCGCCCAGGCGCTTAGAGGCAAGCGAGTTTCAGTTTGTATTCGAGGGTCTTGAGCATCGATGGGTCGAAGTCAGACCATGCTTTCATCGAGCGTATGGCAACGCTGGTGTCGGGATAGGCAGGCGTGCTGACTACGCTGACTTCGATCAAATCCACGTCGGTCAGTTCGCGAACCACGCCATCGGCGCTGCGATTCCAGTTGTCTTTCACGGTGTTGAACCGGAACGACATGCCCGAATAGTTCTTCAAGCGGACGTTCTCAACCAGATCACGACCGACCGTCGTGTTCGGCGCGGTCAGTTCAATGGCGAGACCACGCTCGTCTTCGGTAATCTTTAGCGTGCCAGCAGTAGTGCGACCGACGAGCATCAGGTCATTGTGTTCGACCAGTGCCCGCACATCAGGATTGTCAGTCAGCGAACGGGTGAAGGTGCCTGGGCGAATCACTTCACGAAACCCGCCAAGGTCGTGGCTCAGCGCGTTGTAGACAACGGCATAGCCCGTGATGCGGGTCGGCGCGCCATCTTCGCTGCGGATTTCTAGGTTCGGCGTGGACAGGTAACGTACTTCGGTTTTCAAAGGGCAATCCCCAAGATGTCGTTGGCGGTGTCGGTGGCGCTGGATTCCCAGCGCGTGATAGTTGCTTCGATGTCGCTGGTCTTGAGTTCTTCGCGGAGCTTGGCGACATGGCGACGGGCGATAGGTCCGGCTGCGAGCGTGTCGTCATTCGACAGACAGCGAATTGCGCCGATGGCCGGGGTAATGGCTTGCGTGAACAGTGGCTCATAGTCGTCAAGCTCACGCTGCATTCGTTGCTCGAAGTCGGGTTGCTTGGCCGCTTGTCGCGCGGTGGCAGCGATTCGGCGGGACATCCGACCGAGCACATCGGTCAAAAGATTGCGCTGCACGTCGATGTTCGGGGCTGGCGCTGTTGGCTCGGTGGTCATGTTCAGCGGGGTGAGAAACGCATCGCCACCTTCGATGGGCGGCAGGTTTTCACGGCGGCGCACTTCGTTGCGCGACATGAACCCCGTATTGATGGCCGATGTGTAAGCGGCATAACGGGTCGTAAGGTCGGCACGAAGTAGCGCTTCGCGCACGAACTCGACGAAATGGGATTCCGTTTGCTTTTCTTGTTCCGTCAGCAACTTGTCAAAGCATTCGGTCTCAAACGTCAGTAGCCACGGGTCGAGTGAGTTGTCGAGATATGACTGATTCTCAATTTCGAGGCTGGCGTACGATGTTCGGTCACCGCTGCCCACTTTGTGAGGGGGCAAGTTGAACCAACTGGCGACTTCGGACTTCTGAAATTCGCGGGTGCCAAGGAACTGGGCAGTCTCAGGCGGGATGGTCAGTGGCGTGAACTTCGCACCCTCTTGCAGCAGAATCGTGCGGTGAGCGTTCGTCAGCCCTTGGTGTTTCTCTTCAAATTCGCTTTGCAGATTGTTCGCGGCTTGCTCTTTTAATCGTCCGGGATAGGTGATGACACCCGAAGCGACAGAGCCATTGCCGAAGAACTTGGTGCCGAAGCGTTCCGCAGCCAGACCAAGCGCCAGGCTTTCGCGAGCCAGGTCAATCATCGACAGGCCGGTGATGCCATCGTGCGACAGGCCACGAATGTGGAGCACATCTTCCGGGCGCAAGACACGCGACTCGTTGCCGATCTTCGTCTGATACCGAAGTTCGCCGTTGACGCGAATGGGCTTTGTGCGGTCAGGCAGAAGGAGAGTTAGTTCGAGCGGCTTCGCGGCGTTGTCCCGCACGATGAATGCGTAGCCGTTCCCCCAAAGGAGAACGTGCTGCATCAGGGTCTTCAGCAGCATGAACGATGTCAGATTCGAGTTCGACTTGCGGCGCAGCAGATAGCTTGCCGGGTGAAGCGACTCGCGTTCGCGGCCACCATCCGGGGTGCGGCGGTAAATGTGCAGTGGCAACTTGGCCACGTCGTTCGCTAGCACATTGACCGCTTGCCAAACTGCGGCAATGTTAAGCGCGGTGTGCGGATTGATCGCGAGGCCGGAGTCAGTCAATCCGCTGGTGAAAGCGACCGAGAGGGGCTTGGCCGGATTCTCAAGCGAGCGGGTTTGGAATAACCAATCAAAGAACACGAACACCCCCAGGTGAGTCGTAAACGGAATGCGTAGATGGCTGCGAGATTGCAGCGGACAGCGCCATTACTGCGGCCACGATGCCATCGACCTTGCGATAGTCGTGGGCTTTCGGCTTGACGGGGCGCTTGTTCTGATTCGAGTCGGTGGTCACGGATGCGTGGCCAGCTTGCCAGTTCAGAACGGGATGGTCGGGATGGATCAGCTTGCCGCTGATGACCAGCCGCTCGAAGTCGGCGGTTGGCGAGGCGAAGTTCGACCACGTTTGCGCGAATGCCATTCGCGGGATGCCGTGATTCTCTTCGAGACGCTGCGTCAGTTCTTCCGCATAGACACGGTCGAACACGATGCCTTGCAGATTGAACCGGCTGTTGATGTCGATGATGCGCCGCTCGATGTAGCTGTAATCCACCACGTTGCCGGGCGTCAGTTCGATGAATCCGGTCTTGGCCCAGTCGAGATAGGGCGCTAGATGGTTCTTTGACTTGGCTTCGTCTTCTGGCAACCAGAAGTAGGGCAGCACGCGGAACTCGTCGTCACCGGGAAACGCCAGCACGGCGGCAGTCGTGTCGCTGGTCTTGCTCAGGTCGAGACCTAAGAAGCACGGCTCGCCTTGCAGGTCAGCAGCGCTGAATGGTTTGGCGCACTGCTTCCAATGCTCTTGGCGAAGCCACGGGTTGGAGGCTTGTGCCCAGATATTGAGCCGATAGGTCTTGAACGTGGTCAGATCGGTGAGCGAGTTCTTCGAGGCGTGGTAGTCGTCGAGAAACTCACCGGGCTTCACCGTGTGTCCCCAAGCCGGATTGGCCATGCGGCCAAACTTCTCAGGGTCGGCGGCTAACTCTTCATCGGATAAGTCTTGCGGGGCGTGATAGGACAGGAAGAGAAAGCGTTCGTCGGTGAACTCACCAGACTCGACGCTTCGCCCATAATCCCAACGCTGCTTTCCGTAGCCATCTGAGTTGCGGCCAGCGGTTGATACTTCGATGTGCAACGGTTCGGAACGGGAGATCCCCGCGCCCTTAATGACCTTGGCCAGTTCGCCGGAAACGACATGGCATTCATCGACTAGGCAGGAACCGTTGCGACCTTCCTGACCGGTGATGTTGTCACCGGAGATAATCGAATAGGTGGAGCGCGTGGCGGCGTGCGTGATGCGGAGCGTGCTTTTGTTGATCGTGCATTCGGCATTCAGGGCCGGTGAAGAACGGACCATTTCCACAGCGTGCGTGTGGGCGATCTTGGCTTGCTCACCATCTTTGGCGACAGAGTAGATTTTCTGGCCCTGCTCACCATCGGCGCATAATAGGTAGAGTCCCCACCACGCAAGGGTCGGCGACTTCTTGTTCTTCTTAGGAACCCAGATGCCAGCTTTGCGAAAGCGGCGAACCGTGCGTCCCCAGTCGTGATCGTGGCGCACCCAGCCGAACATCCGCATCGTGGCTTCGATTTGCCAATCGCTCGGAATCAGTGGCTTGCCAGCGTCGTCACCTTCGTACAAACAAAGGAAGTTCTGAGCGAAGTCGATTACGTGTTGCGCCCGCGCCTCATCGAACCAGCAGCCATTGGCGGCTGCGCGTTCATCGGACTCATTCCGAATCCAGGACTTGGTTAGAGCGTCGATCTTCATTGCGGTTGCGTGCGAATCCTGACAGTCCGTTGTCTTTGCGTGGCTCGGAGAGACAGAGCCGCGCGCGGTCTGATGGATTCAGGCCGAACTTGCTGGCAGTCGTGGAGAAGTTTTTGAAAGCAGCGCCTGCGAGGATTTGCAGGCGGTAGTATTCGGTGCTGGTGATGTCGGCGACTTGATCTAGCGCGCGACTGGCGGCGCGGTAACGGGCAAACCAATCGCAGAGCGCGCCAAGTTCGGCAGCGTCAACACTGGTGGCCACGCCACGGTTGGCCAGGGCGGGGACTATCGACTTCCACAATGCTTGTGCGTCTGGACTGAGCCAGTCCGGTATCTGCGGTGCGCCCGCTGGAATCCAGACTTCTGATGGTTCGCCGTGGCGGTCACGGCGGAATTTGTCTTCGAGGATCAGATCAGCGGTAGGCTTTCGGGGGCGTCCGCGTGTCATGCTCGGCTCCTAAAACGCTGGAGCCAACGTCCGCACCCGATAGTATTCAAAGAACGGCGCGCCGGTCACGGGCGTGAATTTGATTTTGAAGAGATAGCTGGCGTTGGGCTCGGGCGTCTCAGCGGCAATGGTTGGATAGGCCACGTTGAACCCCAAGCGATCCTTGGGCCAGCGGCCATCGACTTGCAGACTGTTGAAGACCACATCGGCCACGGTGGGTGTGCTTGTCGAAATGAGTTCGTTCGTCGCTTCATCTACGACGCGCACCGTGATTGATGCGATGTCCGATTGAACTGCCCAGTTGCCTGCCCGGTTCTTGATACGGGAGAGGACATAGAAGCCGGTCGTGGGAACGACAGGTTCAAGGTCTACGATTTGCATGGCGTTGTTCCCGGAACGAAGGAATCGGCTGCGTCAGACGACGCGAATAGATACGTGGCGCGGGAGCCAGGTACAAACGAGAGGGACAGCGTCGTGAATGTGAAGAGTTCGGATGCGACTGCGCCGGGCACGAACTGCCAATGAGCATCACATTTGAAAGAGCCACCGACGTGCGGCAGGCTTGCGCCGATGACCAGAATCAACTGATCGGCCAGCGGGTCGAGTATCAGGTGGCTGGCTTGCGAATCGAGAATCAGCATTCGAGCGGCTCCACCATTCGCAAGTGTTCGGCTGCTGCGGGGGAGTTCGTCAGTGCTAAGCCGGTGCCTTCGTACAGTCCCGGTTCAGGACTAACGCGACCGATCAGCGGCCAGTATTCGATGAGATTGGCAGGCTGAATCTGAGTGGGCTTCATCCCCTTGGCGAGAAGTGCCACTTCGGCATCAGAGAGAGCGACATTCCAGATAGCCGCTTCGGCGATGCGTCCGGCGAAATAGCCAGGATAAGTGCCGGTGGTCGTCTGTGAGCAACCGATGTTGACGGTGCTCATATCGTTGACAGGACGTGAACTGCTGTCAGTTCCCTTGCCAGCGCCGTTTAGAAAGACAGCGCGGGCGCTGGTGCCGGAATAAACAGCGCAGATATGCTGCCATGAGTTCGCCACGTAGCCCGTTGATGTGGAGGCAAAGGACGACGTGCCAGCGGAGTTTACCGTGGTGCAGCGGATTGGGTCGCCCGCCAAAGCACCGTGAACATTCAGAGTCAGGCGGCTCTGGTCAGATGCCCCGGCTACGCCGACTTGCATCACCGTCAGTGATGCGGTGACGTTGTCGGGATACATCCAGCAGGCCATCGTCAGCGGCACGTTTACAGCGGCCATCGTGCCTTCAAGCCGCTGTGTGGAACCATTGAAGTCACGGGCCATTAGGTTTCCTTCGCATATAACCCGTGCAATTCCGCATCGCCCGTCATGTTGTCATTCACATGAGAGGCATTGCGCCGCACGCGGACAATGGCCACTTCGCCTTCGGCCAGATCATCCATATCGGAGCCGTGCGTGAAGGTGACCGTGGCGTAAGCCAGCGAGCCATTCGTGGCCGGTGCGGTGGAATCAACGTCGTTGAAGTCATAGGTGTGACTGACATCCAGGTCATCACTGCCAGCGGCAAGGCGACGAATCGCGATGCCCCAGCGCGTGGTGCCGCTGGTCGCGGAAGTCGCCGACCACGGGATGGTGAAGGTGAGCCCGCCACCCTGATAGCCAGACAGGCGGCACATGAAATCCATGTACTCGATGCTGCTCGCGTCGAAGTCGTACACCTGAACCGACTCGGCAGGGCTACTTGCGCCGGTGCGAATGTCGGTGGTGGCGTACGAACTGCCGGGCGGGACTGCCCGGAAGAACTCGACATTTCCCTTTACCGAGATACTGTCGATGTCGCCCTGCAACTCAGCCAGTGCAGCGTTCAGTTCGGTGGCAGCCAGATTGCCGCTGGCCGCTGTGGTGATCGTGTTGTTCGCGGCGACGATGGTTTTGTTCGTTAGCGTCTGGCTATTGGTCGTGCCTACCACCGCGCCAGTTGCACCGTGAGCGGCAGTCAGTGCGGCGTGGGTGCTCGTCGTGCCAGCAGCCTCAAACGCGGTGGCATCGTAGCCATCGAGATAGTCGGCATTCAGGTTGACGACCTTGGTGGTACTGGCGACCGTGAAGGGCATCGTGCCAGCGGCCACCGTTGAGATAAAGCGAGGCGACGTGACGCTGGTGGCGAACGTGGCAGCCGACCACACTTCAAACAGGGTAGCGCCCACGGCACTTTGTCCGAGAATCGAACCATCGCCCATTAGCTGTAAGCGCATGTTCGCGTCAGCGTCATAGATGTTGATGCGACCGGGTGCGGTGGTGTCACCGTCGCCATACGCGCCGATGACAATGCTTTGATTGCCCAGCGGGTTGGCAAACGTAGTGACGATGCCAGGGCCGACGTTCTCAACGTCGATAGGCTGCTCTGCCACCGCGCCGCTGTCGTGTCCAATCAGGCGAGTGGTCATGGGCTACCTTTAGGCAAGAACGATGGGTTCGCCACGCTCGAAATTGAGTGCGGTCGTGGAGATAGCGACACCGATCTTCTGCACCACTTTGCCTGCGCCCGATGGTGCGGAACTCACGGCAGCGCCAGCGGTTGAACCCGACAGGTACTGCTGACCGGGTGTTAGCCCGGAGCATTGCGTGTTGGTTCCCTCGAAGTAGACGGTCGCATTCGCCGAACTGGAAACAGCGGCCAGCACGAAGCCGTCAGCCGGTTTGCCAGCGGCAGTGCCATCAGCCTTGCGGACATTGGCGGTGCCTGCGTTCGAGTAGACGTTCACAAAGTCGCCAGCCGAGAGGGCTTCCGACGCCAGGATAAGAGCAGTGTCAGCGCCGATGCCAACGGGCAAGACGCTTTCGTCAAGTCGCCCGGTGCTGTCGAGGGCGACGATGTCGCCCGCATTGCCAGCGCCAGCCGATGTGACGGTGGCTTCAGTTTCGGTGAGGGTGCCAGAGTTGTTCCGCAGAAATTTGTCAGCCATTGATGTCCTTAGAGCGCGATCGGCGCGTGAATGTCGATGAAGATGCTCGTCGCAGAATCAGCGACGGCGATTTGCTGAAGCCAGCCAGTTGTCGGTGGCGTTTGCGTCAGGGTGCCATTGACGGCAACGAAGATGGGGCCGGGAATAAAACTAAATGAAGGCTCGGTCATCGGGCCGAAGACTTGGACGAGTGCGGTCTCACCGCTGGTAGTCGCGCCGACCGTGATCCCGCGAATGCAGCCCAGATGCTCAGGTGTGGTGTGTGAGCCATATACGGCAAGATTGTTGATGATGGCCACCGCGCGGTGGCCGCTGAGATTCTGACCGGCGACGGCTTCGACCATCGGGCCAGCAAGCCGTGTTGCCATTTAGACTCCCACTTGCGCGAGCTTTTCGAGGTTCCCCAAGTGGTCGCCAGTCGAGACCGATTGGCCGGTGAGCAGCAGCTTGATTTGGTTCAAGCTGTTGATGACGTTGGCCATTTCAGTGCGCGAGAAGTGCAGCCCGTCGAGATTCCCGTCAGTGTCTTCGTTCAGATTGTCGGGCTTGGTTTCGTTGGCCCAGTCAATGGCGAAGGCGGTGTTCGATTGCAGAAAGCTGGTGATGCCGGTGAGCAGCGTCTTCGCTTCGGTGCTGAGTTCAGCAGCGAGCGTGGCAAGCTCTTGGACACGTTGGTAGTTGGTCATTCCATCCTCAAAAAATGGGGCTTGAAATTGCCCGCACGGTCGTTAGAAAAGATTGAAGTGATTCGTGATCGTGAAGGCCCCAGCGATACTGCACGATGCTCTTGCTGGCAGCGCTTCACCGAATCATTGGCCCAGGCCAGCGCTGAGCGGTGCCGACGACAAGTCGCGTGAGGGAGCAGGGAACGATTCAAAATCGGCACCGCTACGGCGTCTTATGCCGCAAGGGCGGAGAGTGATTCGATTCGTTTGACAGCGGTGTCGAAATGCTTGGCATCTTTCTCGATGCCGATGTAGCGGTAGCCCAGTTCAATGGCCGCTTGCGCCACGGGCGCTGAACCCATGAATGGGTCGAAGATCGTTGAGCCCGGTTTGAGCTTTAGCCGTTCGATGCACCATCGCATCAGCGCGACGGGCTTCTGAGTCGGGTGGATGGTCTTGCCACGCTCTGACTCGCGGTCGAATCCGTTTCATACATGATGGAATAGGTAGCTACCGTGGCCACCTTTCTGCCATGCGACTTCGCAGTCAGACATGAACTTGCCAAGTTGATTCTCCCTGCGCTTGCACCAAACGAGCCAGGTGCCCATCGGCAACCGGTCGCTGAAACAGTTCGCGCCCCAGAGAATCACCTTCTTAAATCGCATGAATGGCGATGGGTCGAAGGGCTCATCGTCACCGGCAATTGGTGTCTCGAAGTTGCAGTGATCGGATAGGCCACCGGTGAAGCGTTTGTAGTTCGTGTTGTGAGCGATGCCGTAGGGTGGGTCAGTGACAACCGCATCGGCGCTGACATCAAGCCAGTCCCGGCAATCGCCGTGGTGTAGCTCGATGCCGTGTGATTTCCAGTCCATTGGACCCTGCGACTTTTGACAAAAAATGTGCTTCCGATGGGCACGGTCTAGCGGCTTTAGGCATGGTCAAATTTTGACCACCCTACCCACCGTGCGCAGTCTTCACGTTATGGCATCGCGCACAGAGCGCTTGCCAGTTCGATTGATTCCAGAAGAGTGCGTAGCAGCCACGGTGTGGCGTGATGTGATCGACGACGACTGCTGCGGTTGCGATTCCGAGTGACTGGCACTCGACGCAGAGCGGATGCTGTCGAAGGAATTGGATGCGGGCAGCGCGCCAGCGGTGATCGTATCCACGCCGAAAAGAACTGAGTCGCGACTCGTGGCGCGGCTGAGTTCTCAACGGCTTCGCGGCGTGCGGCACTACTGCTACCATGTCACATGTGAACAAATGCTATTGACGCTGGCACAGCGGGTGGTATAGAATCACCACACTGGCCGCTACCCCTAGCGGATGTTCCGCTTGAGGGCACGGCAGACTGGCTTCTGAAACGGAGAATAAGCCATGTCCAAGAAGAATGATCGGACCGTGTACCAACATCCCGATGGCTGGGCCAACAAGCGCAATGATGCGTCTCGTCCTGCGACCGTTCGCCCAACGCAAGCTGCTGCCGAAGCAGATGCAAAGCGAATGACTCACGCAGCCGGTGGCGGTGAGGTTACTGTTCAGGGGCGTGACGGCAAGTTCCGAAATAAGGACACCGTCTCACCAGCGAAAGACCCCTTCCCGCCCAAGGGGTAAAGAGCATTGATGCTCTAAAGGTCGATGAAGAATCGCGGAAAGGAACTGAGTTCGCTCAGTTCCTTTTCGTTTCTTGGCACAGATCAATTACTCGATGGATGTCATGCGTCGTGGTGACCTTGCCACCACGATGCACTTCGTATTGCGGAATGGTCATGCCGGGTGCCGGTTCAACTTCCGTAACGGGCACGGGCAACGAATGCAGAAGCGGCTTGTCGATGACGCACTGACGGCACCACGGCGCGGTGTACGCGACAACGTGCGTGCCATCATCGCAACCAAGGCAGAAGCCCAAGATCAGCAGAGCGAGCAGTCTCAAGCGATGGCCACTTTCGTTGCAGTCGTCACGCTTGGGTCAGTCGTCTTACTGGCATCGGCGAGCTTCGCGGCGATCAGCGTGCGGCCAGCTTCCGTCAAAAGTTTCGCGGACAAAACCCGACTGAATACTTGCTCAAGCTCCGTGACGACGTGGGCTTCGCCGCTGAGAAAGAGTTCGGCAAGTTGCTTGATGCGATTGGCCATTCCCGAATAGTCGCCCACGCTGTAGTCGATGAGGAACTCAGGTGTTTTGACGAGCCCCATTTCACTGAGCTTGCTGGCCAGCTTGGCAGCAGCGCGGCGACGGTCTTCGATTTCGGCATCTTTGGTGAATGCCCACTTGGCGAGCACGTAGCCCAGCAAGCCGGTAAAGCCGATGGAAAGCAGCGCAACGGCTGCGGTCGTTCCAGAAATAATCATTTGCGTCCTAGTAGGTCTCGATGAACTTGCGGCGAAGGCCGAAAAGTGCGCCAGCGATGGCGGCGACGATGGCTCCGACGAATGCGGGCCAGAGAATGAGTGAGGGCTTTGGCGCGGGCGCTGGTGTATTTGGTGGCGGCAGTGGTTGCGGCGGGTCGTCTTGTTCACGCCGTAGGCATTCGTGGTTCATCTTGCGAATAAACGCTTCCGCGCTCATCGGCAAGTTGCTGAACTCATTGAGAACTTTGCCGTTTGAGTCTTGGACGCGAACCAGCAATGTGGCGGGCGTGTTCGATGCGTACCGCTCTTTGAATAATGTCGATGCGGTGTCGATGCACGAAAAATGGCTCGCATCTTTCAATCGCTTTAGGTCGGCATTGGTCTGAAACCAGCCTTTAGCTTCGGTCAGTCGCGCGCCAGTACCGAACACAGTGACGTACTGCTTGTTCTGGTCAGCGGGAAAGTAGTTCAATCGCAATTCGGTCGGCGAGTAGACGACACCGTATTGAGCGTCGGCGGTCAGCCCTTGGGCATTCGCGGTGCCCGCGATCAGCAGCAAGGCAATTAGCATCAGTTGTTTCATTTGACTATCTCTCTAAAAACCGTTCGAGTCGTTCCATCACTGCCGAGTTCTTCGCGATCACACCAGTGCAGTCGCGAACAAGGGGAAGGATCACTTCGCGTTGTTCGTCTTCGAGCGTGTCAATTCGTTTCGACAAGCGATCCTCGCGCTGCCAATCCCGCCAAAGAAAGAAAACGACGGCGAGGAAGAACGGGCCGAACTGCTTGATGAGTTCAATGGCATCTACAAATTCCACTAGGAAGGCTCCGGCAACGGGCTGGCAGGCGAATAGAGCAAGCACAGTCCCCAGCTAAAGCTGTTCTGCCACTCTGCGATGAACGTCTGACGTTCGACGATTTGCAATTCGTCGGGTGCGTTGTTGTCGATCAGGTAAGCGAATTGGTCGTCTAAGCCAGCGAGAAAAACAGCGTGGCGTCCGCCCATGACAGTGACGAGACACCCGCGACGAGTGAGCGTGGCTTGCTCCAAGAACGCCACGTCGGTTTTATTCAGCGTCTCGGTGTACCGAATACCTTCGGCATCAAGCTGAGCACCAAGGCTCTGCGGTGTTTCGCCACCGCTGTGAGTGGCGCGCCAGTTGTCGGCGCTGTGCGGTCGGCATTGCCATCGTAAGGCTGAGACGATTGTGGCGTGCGTACAAGAACCTTGACCGCTCGGCGACAGCCAATTCCGCTGGCGTAGCGAAATTGGAAGATTGGCGACAGGCGTCTCTGTGTTGTACCGGCGACCACTAATGTCGGGTCCGCCAAGGTCGAGCGAAATGTCGCAACCAGCGGTCGCGATGAGCAGAAAAAGAATTAGAAGCAGGCGTGTCATTTGAGCCTCACGGGGCGGCAAAGAATGGCTTGGCGTCGGGCTGAGCGGATGAACCGATTCGGGCTCCATCGGCTGACGTTGTCAGTTCGGAACAAGCCGATATGCGTGAGTGCGGCCACGCACCACTCAGAGCAGAAGAGACTGCTCAGGTCTTGATTGCGAAGCAGCGACTCGACGAATGAGAATCCAAGGCCACCAGAGCGAAAGGCACCGATTGCGTCGTAGGGCAGCCCGATAGTTGAGAGCAGAAAGTCGTTCAGACGCTCGCGTTCGTCGTCATAAAGCGGGCGGCAAAGCGGATAGTGCCAGACTGTGCCGTTGTAGTTCAGCAATGAATCTAGCGTGTGCGCCTGCGTGCCGCTCACGTGCTTGTTTTGAATCAAGCACGATTCAGGAGCCGAAATACAACTTTCAAAAACGACTAAGTCACCTTTGAACTCACCGACAATCCCGACGTGCGAGAGGTTCAAGAATGGAATGCCATAAGTGACAAGGTTGATGGCGATTGATGCCCAGTGGTGCCCTGAGTAGCCAATTACGTCACCGGATTTCAGGTTCAGCGGTGATAAGCGTGTTGACGGCTTGCGACTGACCATGCCATCGGACGAAGTCTTCGAGGGTGCAGTCTTCGCACTTGGACGCGGCGGCGTACTTGATCGGCTCGCCGCACTGGCACTGGTTGGCATGGCTCATGGTTAGAAGAGACCGGGAAGGGCTCGTCAGCCGCTTTCCCGGTGCAAGACCCGCGCGGGCGGGAAGGAATGATTCGTGACGCGGGAGCCAGCGGGCTCAACCGGTGGGGACAGAGCGTCCCTCTATAAGACTACAAGTGTCAAACGATCTGAAAACGAAAGTAGAAAATGAAAAAATCAGCAAGATTTCGAGAAATAATTCCCGACGCGGCGCACGGGCAGTAACATAGTAACGAATCGCAAACCGAGATTACTGCCAGTCGGATGCGTATTTCAGGCACTTTTATGCTGTTTCAGTAATCTAGTAATGTAGTAAGACTCAAAAATTGAACCACTAAAAATAGAGTAATAGTGCTATATATAGAAAATGAATGCCAAGAGACAATTACTGCCTTCCTACGTTACTGGATTTGACGCAAGTCAGCATTTAGCAACAACTTAGCGGCAGTAATCCTCAAAATGCTTAGTTACTGCCTTACTGCGCCGCGTCCAAAGATGGCCTTCCAGCCGCTCTTGAAAAGTACCCCACTCAACACGCATGGGTGTTTTCTGAAACGCCCTGCTGGCCCGCTAATGCGTTGCAGCGGCAATCTGTGAACCGACCGTGACTGCCACGAATCCAATTCGCAGACCGCAAAATTCTTTGGCAATCTGAGCGGATTTTTGACAAAAAATCGCGATTCCGCCCTCTTATATCTATAGGGGAAAATGCGATGAATGCTACCGCATCGAACTCCGAAAGTATTTCCAGAAATCTTTCCGAGTTGATCGGAGTTTAGGCGAAAAATTCGCGATTTTGCCCTCCTGTATTGTTATCAGGACGAAGTCGCGAAATTTCGCAATCTTTTCGGATTTCAGGCCAAAAAATCGCGATTTTGCCCTCCTGTATTTGTAGGGAAAGTTAGTCTCCCCATTCTTCACCGCCGCGTTGCCCATCTGGCCGTGGCACATCCCCAGGAGTCCACGATGGACGCATCCGCGCGCGATCAGCGCATTCTGTCTTTACAGCCGCTCACCAAGCGGCGTGTTTCAGCCCGCATCAAGCGCACACCGTCACTGAGCTACTTGCGCGACGACTTGGAGGGAATGGCGATAGTGGCACTCATTGAAACGCTTGATGTTCAACCCGATGCCACAGATGCCTACCTGACGACAACCATCGACCACGCCATAGCCGACGCGATTCTGGCTGATTCGCCCGTTGGACCATCTGTCAGAACGAAACACCGACAGATCGCAGAAGGCTCTTTCGAGCCGCTGACCTTCGAGCCGCTCGACGGCGATGCCATTGCAGCCCCAGAAGACCGGTCTGCGGAATTGCTGTCCGACATTCACGACGCTTGCGGCGATGACTCACTAAACCGCGCGATTGTTGATCTTCTCACGCAAGGCTTCTCAGCGGCTCAAACCGCCAAGCAACTCAACCTTACCCCGGCGACAGTGAGGAACCGTCGCAATCAGATCGAAGAAAGATACGAGCAAGCGTTATGAAAGAAATCAAACTGAGTCGCGGCAAAGTCGCCATCGTCGATGATGCGTACCACGAGCCGCTTCTGAAAATGGGCACATGGTATTGCAGCGCGCAGGGCTATGCCGTGTGCGACATCAGGCGAGAGGGCAAACGGACTTGCTTGATGATGCACCGCGAAGTGCTTCGCCTTGCCGGTTTGCCACTCGGAAAACACGTTGACCATTGCAACGGCCAGCGTCTCGACAATCAACTTGCCAATCTTCGCAGCGCGACACCCGCACAGAACCTGGCAAATCAATGGCTCCGCAAGGATTCGAGCACTGGCTTCAAAGGCGTCTCCACCACGGCATCTGGCCGCTACCGCGCTTACATCGCGACTGCTGGACGCCAGCGCTACCTTGGCACGTTCGACACACCGGTTGAAGCGGCGCGGGCCTACAACGCCGCTGCCGTTGCGCAATGGGGCGAGTTCGCCAGACCCAACGAAACCGATTACAAGCAGGCAGCCTAAATGGAACGTCTTCTAGTGAACCGCGCCGAGGCGGCCACCCTTCTCAGCATCAGCCAACGGCTACTTTGGTCTCTTACCGCAAGCGGGGTTATTCCGTGCGTTCGGCTTGGTCGGGCAGTCCGTTACTCAGTGGACGATTTACGGCAATTTATCTCGGAAAATCGAGCCAAATGACGCTCCACACCCGTGCCGAACGGAGTTAGACTCCGCTCGGCACTTTCCTCTTTTGGAACAACAAAATGGCAACAGTTTTCAAACGCAAAAGCGGTGGCAACTACATAGCGGAATGGACCGATCACGAAGGCATTCGCCGCAACAAAAGCACCAAGACCACCGACAAGGCGGCTGCGGAACGGATCGCGGCGAAGTTGGAAGCCGGGGCAGCGCTGCGGCGCGACGGTGTGATTGATCCGCGCGAGGATCGGTTTTCCCAGGAAGCGCGACGACCGATTAAGGAACACCTAGAACACTTCCTGACCGATCTGGCCGCGCGTGACAATACGCCGCAGCACGTCAGCGAAACGCGGTACAAGTGCGAAGCGGTCATTGCCCATGCCAAGGCAAAGTACATCAGTGACCTGACCGCACCAGCGGTGCAAAAGGCGATTGCCGCGATTCGCGCAAATGTCGGCGGTGAGTCGCGCGGGCTGACAACCTGCAACCACTACCTGACCGCCATCAAGGGACTGACGCGCTGGCTGGCGCGAGAGGCAAAGGTAATCCGTGAGGATCACCTTGAGTGTCTCAAGAAGTTCAAAGCGGACACCGACCGTCGCCACGTTCGGCGGGTCTTCACCGCCGATGAAATGGCAGCATTGTTGGCCAGCACACGGAAGCGGACTGACCAATCCCACGCCTTGGATGGCGAGGCACGGGCCGTCGTTTACCAACTGGCAAACGGGACCGGATTTCGTGGAAGCGAAATGCGGGAACTGACGCCAGCCAGTTTCCAATTGCAAGACTTGGACAACGCGACGGTGACGGCGAAAGCGGCGTGTGTGAAGAATCGTGAGTTGGCGGTGCAGCCAATCAGCCGTGCCCTAGCCGAAACCCTCAAAGGCTGGCTCGTCGGCAAGCCCAAAGGCAAGTTTGTCTTCGCGGGATTGCCGCTCAAACTCTGCCGGATGCTGAAAGCCGATCTGAAAGCAGCACGGGCCGAATGGCTCAAGGCAGCCGAAGACGACAAGGCGGAACACAAGCGGCGGCAGGAAAGCGACTTCCTCAAGTACAAAAACGCTGAGGGGGAAGTGATCGACTTCCACGCCTACCGCCACACCTACATCACCAACGTCATTGATTCCGGCGCGTCGGTGAAAGTCGCGCAGGAACTGGCTCGGCATTCCACGCCCACGCTGACGATTGGGCGCTACGGTCACACACGAATTGCCGACCTTCGCGCCGCTGTGGAGGCCCTGCCGAGCTTCGCCGAACCGGCGATTGCGACCGAAAACGCCCCCGAAAAACGACAGTGGAAACGACAGTGCCCAGCAGTCGAAATGGGGGTGTCTGGTGCAACTCAGTGCAACGAAACGCAAACGGCCAGCGGTGAACCCGCTGGCCGTAAGGCGTTTGTAGATGCCACATTAAGCGTCGAGATGCGACGCTGTGCAACTGAGTACCCCCAAGGGGATTCGAACCCCTGTTACCGGACTGAGAACCCGGGGTCCTGGGCCACTAGACGATGGGGGCGTGCAGTGAAAAACGAGGGCCAAACATGA